TTAATGCCATTTTAGCTAAAAACAATTCTATTACAAGCGCATTGTTAACTGTAAAGCTACAAAGAAGAGTATTGCCAACTCTAAACACAGTTAATGTCTTTAGCGGTGACACATCGATTAAGTTTAGAAATGCTATTAAACCTGGAACATTATCTTCAAGCTTTTTCTTCATAACTGTAAACGGGGTTACTACATTAGTAAAGATAACCGACTTACCAGATACCACACCTTCTAGTGATACTGGTACAGGTACATTACGAATTGTTAATGCTACCACGGGAGTTATTCTTTCACCAAACATTGGTACAATAAGCTACGGTACTGGTATTGTAAACGTTACTAGTATCACACCAACAGGTCTTCCTGCGGGTACAACTGATATTCGTATTACCGGTAGCGTGCAAGAGGCAAGTTATAACTTATCAGTATCCAGAAATGAAATATTAATCCAAGACGATACAACGACAACTAGAACCGGTGGATTAGTAGCCGGTACAATTGTAAATGTTACTGCATTAGTATAATATGTCAACAACCCGAATTAAAGAAAAAGTATCGCAACTGGTTAACAGCCAGTTACCTGAATTTATCAGGTCTGACTATACTACGTTTGTCGCTTTTCTAGAATATTACTATCAATTTTTAGAGCAAGATCAAAACGCTTTAGAGCTGGTACAAAATGCAAGACAGTACAGCGATATTGATCAGACTGCAGATTCCTTTGTAAATTATTTTTTAAATAATTACGCTAAAGACTTACCTCAAAGCTTACTGGTTGATAAAGGGCTTTTAATAAAGAGAATCAAAGGTCTGTATGCTGCCAAGGGTGGAACGTTATCTATTGAGATATTATTTAGAATCTTATATGATACTGCCGCCTTGACCAGATACCCCTACGACTCCGTATTAAGACCTTCTAATGGTAAATGGAATCAGCGAAATTCACTTCGTGTACTTAAAACATCCGGTAGTGTAGCTGATATTAAAGACCGTTTTATTACTTTTACAAAAGATCGTGTCAAATATACAGCAGAAGTAATAAGAGTTAAAACTCTTAATACTAATTTGTTTGAGATATTTTTCCACGCACCGTATCCTGTACCGTTCGATTTAAACGATACTATATCAATAAGCAACGCTTCCGGTGTTATATTTACAGGTACATTACAGCCTACGTTAACAACGACAAGAATTATCTCCGGTGGTAGTAACTTTAAAGCCGGGCAAGTCTTTACCCTTTCTATTGCAGGTGGCTTAAATACACTTGTTAGAATTACAAAGGTCAGTAGCACCGGCGCAATTGAAAGACTAAAAATATTAAGTTATGGGTTTGGATTTAATGAGAGTATCTCTATTAACCTTTCAAATACCGGTGGTGTATCGGCTCGAACTAAATACCTAAATACAAGAAGCGGTGGATTCTCTGAAACTATTACCATTATAAGACCCCATTCAACATCAAGTGCAGATAGGTATTTTGATACAGATTATATAAGCCCTTACGACTTTACAGGCGATGATCTTGTAGCTCAGAATATAACATCACAGTTATTAACTTCGATTACTACAACAGGTACAGAAAATCCTAATGATGCTGTTCTGTCATTTAGTACTGGAGCAATTGCAAGATACCCCGGGGAGTACACCTCGACACAAGGCTTCTTATCCGAATCTGATAATAGAATTCAAGATGATGAGTTGTACCAACCGTTTGCATATCAAGTTGTATCGGAATTAGATATAAGTGTATTCTATGATATAGTTAAGAAACTCATACACCAGGCAGGTACTAATTTATTTGTTGATCGAGTACTATCTGCTACTGCTGATATATCAGGTATCATAAGTGTTCAAAGCAGAAAGAATGTTAACTCTGAACTGAATAGCGTATTTACAACTCTTGATGCAGCATCTAAACTAATAAGAAAATTAGCGGATAATGATAATGTAGTTACATCAGCCGAAATTACTGCCTATCAGTTAACTAAACCACTAACTGATAATACAACAATTTCAGATATAATTACAATTAGTGTCATTAAAGCCCTTACTGATGATCTCCAATTTAGTGACAACAACTTCTTTACCCTTAATAAGGTAGAGTTAGATAATGTTAATGTAAGTGGCTTAGTTGAAGATTATACCGATAATGTAGGGGCAACGGGGTACTTCTTAGAAACCTATGCCGCTACAACAGCAATTACATTTAGTTAACATACATGATAGCTTGTATAAATATAACACAGAACTTCTTATAGGAATAAAACATGTTCACAGAATCAATTAATGTTAAAGGTAACTTAGAAGTTATTCTTTTAGACGAAACCGGTAATCAAAAAGACTACCGTAAAATTAATAACCTAGTTGTGGCGGTTGGTAAGGATACTATTGCATCTAGAATGGTAGGTAACACAACTGCGATTATGAGTCATATGGCAGTGGGTTCTTCCAATACATCACCTGCAACCTCCCAAACCGCTCTTGGTACTGAATTAGGTCGAGTTGTACTTGACTCTACATCTCGAGCTGCAAATACTGTTACGTACGTTGCAACATTTCCAGCTGGTACCGGTACAGGGTCGCTAACAGAAGCCGCCATTTTAAACGCTTCGTCGAGCGGAAATATGCTTTGCCGCACTTCTTTTGGTGTAGTAACTAAAACTGCTAGTGATACTGTTATTATTACCTGGAACGTTACTGTAGCTTAATATGGCTTTTCTCTTAAAAGACACCATTCACCATTCATTGGTGGAGACGGTGTATAACGAAATTTTATCTCGCCGATCTAATTACTACTACTTTATAGGTAATGTATTAGATTGGCCTGATCCTCAAAATCCAGCTTCACCGGAAGCTACAAGTGATTATGAACGTTATACTCGTAATGGTATCTTAAGTGTAAAGAAAATAAATTTTAGAGATATTTCATATGTAATTCCTAGAGTAAACTGGGCAACTGGTACTGTATATGATCAGTACGATGGTAATTATAGTACAAGTTTTACGTCAACAAGCGGAGCTACGAGCCTTAAGACTGCAAACTTTTATGTATTGACAACCTCTTTCGGTGTTTATAAATGTATCTTTAATAACAATGGTGCAGTATCTACTGAAGAACCTTCCGGTCAGGACATAACTACTGTTACAACATCAGATGGTTATATTTGGAAGTACCTATATACAATTCCTCTTTCATCTCAAAATCGCTTTTTAACTGTAGACTTTATGCCAGTTCAAAGAGCGGTTACAAATGCATATTATTCCAAAGGTGAAGTTAGCAGCATTACTATTGATACCGCAGGGTCTGGTTATATTGGTAATTCAGCCGTAACGCTTTCTGTACAAGGCCAGTTTTTAGGCAAAACCGGTAACTCAATTGCAAATTTAACTCCCGTTTTTAACACTTCTGGTGAATTTATTGATGTTATTATTAATAATGTTGGTGCAAACTATAAAACTGCAACCATTAACATCACAGATGCTTCTGGTACCGGTACCAGTCTTCTTAAAAATATAAGCAATGTTAGAATCTATAACCCTGGTACAGGGTATACGGCGGCCGCTGTTGCTAATACAACCGCAACTATAGTAACTACCGGTAATATTCAACCCACTGCTAATGCATTTGCAAACTTAATATTCAGTAGTAACTCTCTTGTTGATATCGTTATTACAAATAAAGGAACGGGGTATAATACCAACGTTATTGCAAATACAACAATAACAATATCTACTACTGGTAATACTCAACCAACATCTAACGCATCTGCAAATCTCTTTTACGCTACCTCTGCTGTTCTAACTCCTGTATTGCGCAACGGCGCTATTCATTCAGTACTTATTGAAGATGAGGGTACAGGGTATAACTCCAACATTCAAACAACTATTTCTACTATTGGTGATGGTACTGGGTTTGTAGCAACCCCGTTCATTAACGCTGCCGGGCAAATTGAAGATATAATTATTGAAGAAAGAGGTATTGGGTATACTAGCTTGGATATTTCATTTGCAAGCGCAACTGGTACAGGGGCTACAGCTCATGCCAATCTTTCTATTGATGATTTAGATACCTTACAAACAATCGTTGAACTGTCTGCAATAAGGGGTGGTATACATGCATTTCGCGTAAGTAATGTTGGCTCTGGCTACACATATGCTAACGTTGTAATTACCGGAGACGGGGATGGCTTTGTTGGTCAACCAGTTCTGGTAAATAATACCATTAGTTATATTTCTGTTACTTCTCCAGGTTCTGGTTATAACTATGCTAATGTCGTAATTACGGGTAACGGAGCAAATGCTAACGTATCTGCAATTATATCACCTTATGGTGGTCATGGTAGTGACCCCGTCAGAGAGCTACATGCTGACACGTTGATGCTGACTTCAACTATAAATAATGAAAAGAACCAAGGTATTACAGTTAGTAACGACTATAGACAATTTGGTATTCTTAAAGACATTAAGATGTATGGCTCAGAACAAGAGTATGCAAACCCGGCAAATAGTGGTAGAGCATTTGCTAATATTTCCGGTAGTTCTTGCTTTTTAGTTACCCTCGATACTGTGAATGGGTTAGCAGCGGATACACTACTTCAACACAGCATGGGTAATTCAACTCTTAATTTTGAAGTAGTTGAAGTGATTAGTGCTTCCAATCAAATACTTTTAATGTATAAAGATACACATGACATAGCTGTAGGTGATGTTTTATTGGACACAATTACAGATACGGAATATACAATTGATACAATCAATGCGGAACCTACTATAAATAAATTTAGTGGAGACATGCTATACATCGATAACAGAACAGCTGTTAGCTATAGCGCCCAGCAACTAGTTACATTAAGAACAGTAATCAAATTATAATAGGTAAGAGATGGCGATAAATTTTAATACCGACCCGTACTACGATGACTTCAGTGAAAGTAAAGAATTTTACCGTATTCTTTTTAAACCTGGTCGTGCTGTACAAGCCCGTGAACTGACACAATTACAGACTACCTTACAAAATCAGATCGCTCGATTTGGTCAGAATATATTTAAAGAAGGTGCAATTGTAATACCTGGGCAGCAAATATTTGATAACTTTTATAACTTTGTAAAGCTCACTGATAGTTTTAACAGTGTAGTGTCAGATGATATTATAGCTGACTTAGTAGGGGGTACCGTTGTAGGTCAAACTACTGGAGTTACAGCCCGCGTTGTTAATCACGCTGTATCTGTAAGTGGAGACCCTTCTACAATCTATGTAAAGTATACCGGTTCGGGTACAGACAAAACGACTGCAGTATTTGCAGCCGGGGAGCTATTAACTTTTACGTATGGTGCAAATAGTACCGCTGTATTGCAAGCTGCTGCTTCCTCAGCTACAGGTAAGGGTGTTGCGTTTTCTATTGCAGCCGGGGTTATTTTTTGCAAGAATAATTTTGTATACTTTGGAGATGAGACTCACATTGTTTCCAAATACAGTGATACCCCATCAAAATCAGTCGGCTTCTTAGTTACAGAAAGTATTCTTACATCAGATGAAGATGAAGATTTATTAGATCCTGCAGCAGGCTCAAATAACTATTTTGCTCCTGGAGCCGATCGATACTCTATAAGCCTGTCTCTTCAATCTAGAACCTTACCAGAAGCTGATACCGTAGATGCTAACTATGTAGAGATTTCTAAAATAGAAAACGGTATTATGATTTATCAGAAGTCCGCTTCTGATTACAACGTTTTAGGAGATGTACTTGCAAGACGTACTTTTGATGAGTCAGGTAACTATACAGTTAAGCCATACGGGCTAGAGAATATTGAACACCTAAGAACCTCGGCTGCAAGTATTAGAGATGGTTTATATACAGCTAATTCTGGAGGAAACGCCGAGTTATTCGCAAGTGTAATATCCCCTGGTAAAGCTTATGTTTTAGGATATGAGATTGATAATTTAAAGAGTAAGTATGTTGCAATTCCGAAAGCAAGAGACTTTACAGTAGTCAATAATAGTACTATCTCTTCCTTAGTAGGTAGCTATGTTACTATTACAGGTCTTTATTCAGTACCTGATTTAATAACATTAAGTGAAGTAGACTTATATAACGGTTATACGGCTACACCAGGTTCACCTGCAGGTACAAAAGTAGGTACTGCAAGAATTAGAGCTATTACTTACATTTCTGGTTCCGGTATGACAGCCACATACTCGGCCTACCTGTTTAACATTAAGATGTTAACAGGGTATGCTTTTGATAAAGATGTAAGACAAATTTATTATAACAACAGTGGGTTTGTTGACTCAACGGCCAACGTTATTCCAACTCTAGTTTCTATTACAGGTACAGTTACAACTACTAACGCAAGTAACGTTATTACTGGTGTTGGTACAAAATTTAATACCGATCTTCGAAGTGGTGATTATATTACTATTAATGGTAATATTTCTGCTATTAGTAATGTTGTAAGTGATACTACTGTATATGCAAGCGCTAATTTAATCGGTAATATTTCTGGCATTAGCGCATCTAAGCATACATCTGTAATTACAAATAACCCATCAGAAAATGATGCAACCTATTTGTTTGAGTTCCCTTACCCTATAATTAAAACTGTCGATCCAACAGATACTGAAACGTCTTATTATACAAGACGTGTATACGATAGAACGTTAAGTGGGGGCAATGTAGCTATTACTGCCGGAACAGATGAGGTGTTTGCGCCTTATTCTGTAACTAATTATATTGTGGTAGATAAATCAGATGGTTCATATATTCCTTTAACTGGTAATGTTACTAGATCTGGATCACCAACAGGTAAGACTGTTACCTTCTCATTAGGTAGCGGGTACGGGACACACGATGTTCGTATTGTTTCTACTATCGCAAAGACTAATTCTGCTGCAAATAAAAAGACCAAGACCCTTGTTAGCGGGTCTACTATAGACTTTACAAGTAATACAACAGCTACCGCTACAGTTCTTTCATTAGGACAAGCAGACGTTTATGCCCTATCTAACGTTAGAATGTCAGCTAATGCTTTTGGTACCGCTTACAGTGCTTCTAATTCAGTAGATATTACTTCTCGTTATACCTTGGATAACGGGCAAAAGACCTCTCACTACGATCTTGGAAGTGTTAAACTACTACCAGGTCAACCTACACCAACCGGTCCAGTACGTGTTACATTTAGTTACTTTACACACTCAAGCGGTGATTTCTTCTCTGTAGACTCCTATGGTGATATTGAATATAAAGATATACCAACATTTACAGCTGGCTCTAAGACTTATAATTTAAGAGATTGTTTAGATTTCAGACCAAGAATCGATACCAATGGTACAACATTCACAAGTCCTTCTGAGTTCTTAGATCAAACAGTTGATATTTTAACTGACTATAGTTATTACCTACCTAGAACAGATAAGGTAGTTTTAAATTCTTCTGGAACTATGCAAGTAGT